GCCAAAGCGCAACCATGAGCGCGGCGGCAACCGTTGCTGAAACGACAGCAATAACCGATAGCCAAACGGCAACGTTAAGTGCTTCAGTTACCGTTTCTGAGTCGGCAGCCATTACCCATAGCCAAGCCGCTGCGATGGTTGCTGCGGCAACCGTTGCTGAAACGCTAGCAGTAACGGATAGCAGTAACAGCAGCCAGGTATCTACAGCAGCGGTTGCAGAAAGTGCTGCTATAAGTAATAGCCAAACAGCGAGTATTGGCAATCTATCGGTAATTATTGCCGAAAGTATGGCTATTAATGATTTTATTGTTGCCTCTGTTACTGGAGGTACTATCGTTGATTGGTCGCGCTATCTGTTCGAGATTACTAAGCAAGAATATAGCCTGGAAATATGCGCCCAATGCTACGAGCTGGCGCTACCAGATAAAACCATGGCGGTTGAGTTCTACCTATGAAAAATATTGATTTTCCAGAACAACTGCCAGCCAAAGACCCCGCGGCGATTATCCCTTTAGTCGGCAAAGTCAGCGACCCAACGATGGTGATTACCGCCGTTACTGCTACAGCCAGCGTCTATGAGGGCAATGATTCAAACCCAGCCAACATTCTGGGAACGATTAGCTTTACTGCCAGCCAATTGACTGTGCTTATTCAAAATGGCACCCATGGCGTTATCTACAAAATAAAGCTGGTTGTCACTTTGCAAGGTGGCGCTAAGTTTGTCTACACGGTGTTGTTACCTGTGCTTATTTCTTAACCTGTAATTCTATGAAAGACAAAGAATTTTTGGAATGGTTGGCTAACAGGTTAGTAGAAGTCTATGGAGAAGCGTCTGGCACGGATTTTGTGTTGAAACTTAGGGCAATTTCCCGCGCTACCCTAGATGAACAGCTTACGCCAAATATAATAAATCAAAATGTCCCTTAAAATTATCACCCCGCCTATTGCCAAGCCGTTGCACCTTAGCATCGTCAAGCAACATTTGCGGGTAGACCTAAATGAAGATGATAGTCTGATCGACATCTATTTAGATGAAGCGATAGGCGGTGCTTACAACATCACGCAGCGGCAATTAGTTGCGTCAAGATGGCGGTTCGACCTGGATGATTTCCCATGCTCCATTGATATACCGATCGGCCCATTGGTGCGTGTCGTGAGCATTCAATACACCGACATTAATGGCGTGGTGCAAACCATACCCGCTACCGATTACGAAACCGACCATACGGATGGCAGTTGGACGCACATCGTCCATGCGCTTAACAAGCCTTGGCCTACGCCAAAAAGCATGAAAAACGCCGTCCGTATCTTGTTGGATGTGGGCTATGTTGCGCCGTTGGTGGCCGACAGTGCGGCAGACACCCTTAAGCTTACGGGTTGGAAAGATTTAATTGTCGGTGATGTGTTGCGCTTAAGCAATTCAGGTGGCGAACTGCCAAATCCACTTAATCCAAATACCGATTATTACATTCAAACAGTAGTTAGTTCTGGTGTTTACAAATTATCGGCCACATCAGGCGGTGCAGCGATTGATATTACAGACAATGGCGCTGGGTTGAGTTTTGCTGGGCAATTAAGCCTTAATGATGGTTTGGGTACGATTCCAGGCGGCTTTTTAAGCTGGTTGTTGTTGACCGTCGAAACCCGTTATTCGTACCGGGGTGGGTTGGTCAATACACCAGGTAGCATTGTTACCAAAAACCCGTTTATCGATTGCATTCTGGACCCGTATAAAGTCATTTTAGCATGACCACCGCCATCCCCATCCGCTGGCCTGAGACGGGCGAGTTAAATCGCCGCGTGGTTATCCGCAAATGGCAAGATCAAGCTAATGCCGCGTTTGGTATTGATCAAACGTTTGATTGCGGTATTAGCCGGTGGGCAAAGATTGCGCCTGTGTCTGGTGTCGCTTATTGGGGCAGCAAACAGATCGATGAAGAGATTACCCACCGCATTTGGGTGCGCTACGGTGAAGGCACGCGGCCCGAAGACATCACCGGTGAGCATGTGGTCGATTATCAGGTGGGTGGTAGGCGATACCGCGTCAAACGTGCCACCAACGTGGGCGATGCGGGGCAATTTACCATGATCGAAGTAAAAGAACTTGGTGCAATCGAGGATTGGGTTAAGGGGAGAACTGACTAATGTTTGGAATTGACGATGCCATCTCTGCTGTCAGCACGCTGGCAGATGATGTAGTTAAACGCGTGTGGCCTGATGCAACGGAGCTTGAAAAAGCCAAGCTTGTGCAAGCTACGCAAGAAATGCAAAACCAATACCAACTTATCCTTGGACAACTGGAAATCAATAAGGTAGAGGCAGCATCCACAAGCCTTTTTGTATCCGGCTGGCGGCCTGCTGTTGGTTGGGTGTGTGTTGCTGGAATGGCCTATGTCGCCATCCTTGAGCCGTTAGCCCGTTTTCTGGCAGTCGTTGGCTTTGCTTATGCCGGGGTTTTTCCAGTTATCGACACAACGATAACCAGCCAAATTTTATTTGGGATACTGGGTTTGGGTGCAGCCAGGACGGTTGAAAAGATTAAGGGTGTGTCGGCAAAATGACAAATTTTAGTGTAGGAACGGTCGGTGGCAATGCGATAAAGATCGACATCGATACCCGCGTCAACATGCTGCTGTTTAGCAAGCGTGAGATCAAAGCTGCCATGAAGATGGGCGGCAAAGTTGTCCAGAAAGAAGCGCGGCGGTTAATTTCTAGCCGTGCTGTGTCTGCCCCAGACGGCCTGCCCGGCTATGACACGGGGGCAATGAGCAAGTCGATCAAGGTTACGGTCGGTAGTGGCGGCGGATACGTTAAGGTAATGCCTTACAAAACCCCGGCAATGGGTAAAGATTATTATCCGGCTTACCTTATTTACGGTACTAACCGCGGTATCGAAAAACGCGCCGACTTTATGCAGGTGGCTTTCAAAAACAAACAATGGATGATCCGGCAAGCGATTCGGGCGGCTTTTTTAAAGTCGCTGCGGGCGGTTCCAGTCGGTAAATATTGAATTTTTAAGCCGTGAACCTCAATTTAATTATCGACCAACTTCGCCAACACTGCCCATCCTTTGGTGGGCGGGTTGCGGGGGCGGCGGAATATAAGGGGCTGACTGAAACTGCCAACTTACCCACGCCGTCGGCTTATGTTATCTACATGGATGATGAGGTGCAGGGCGAAGGAAGTTTGAACGAAACGCGGCAAATGCTGGTTGAAGGCTTTGCAGTCATCGTGTGCGTGTCCAACGTGCCGGATGAGCGCGGGCAGTCAGCGGTTAACTTGGCGCACCATACCATGCGGGCGGAATTGTGGGCGGCGTTGCTTGGCTACCAGCCCGATAAAACCATTTATAACGGCGTTTTTTACCAAGGCAGCAACTTGCTGCCAGCCAAAGACCGGGCGCGATTATGGATGCGGTTTGATTTCGCCGCTGAAATGCAAATAGGTCCAGAAGACGGTTGGCAAGCAGTTGATTTGGCAGCCTTGCCACACTTTGACGGCATGAACGTCAAGGTGGATGACATCGACCCAGCAGCAGACCCTAACATTAAATACCCAGGCCCCGACGGGCGCATTGAACACGAGTTTAACATACCAAAATCTGGCAATTTGCCGACTTAAGGCTGCGTAGCTGCCCAAGCAGAACGCATGGACTCATCATCGACGCGCCCGTTTAACCAGGCAATGTATTCGGCTTCGTCAAAGTAAACGATGTGGGCATTTATCCCCATCAAACGTAACTCGCGGGCAATCAGGTTAAGCAGCGCGGCATGGGTAGTCGTGGGTAGGCCGTTGAAGTCATTGCGGTAACGGTGCAGGTCATCGTCTGTTTTGTACCTCAACAAATTAATTTGCTCGGGTATGCCAGCGACTACAGCAACATCGTTGACTTGTTTAATGGCTTCATCCGCCGCCGCATAAATTAAGTCATGAAGACTGGTAATTAGCTGGGCAACGTCATCGGGCACCCGTACCTTGCCGGATTCCCAATAACAGGCCGAACGATGGCTGACTCCGGCTTTATCGGCAAGCCACTGGACTGTCAGGCCCAGTGCTTCGCGGTAGGTTTTAAGTTCGGCTGGGGTCATTTAGCTATCATATCCGGCATTAACCCAATCAGCAGCTTCCGCCGCATGGTCGTGTAATTCAAAGGCTAATTTAGCTTGGGCAGTGCGTTTGTTCTTTTCCATCGCATATTTAACATGATGGATGGCATTGAAAATTTCCAAAATTGAAGGCTCAGCTTTGCGGTTTCTAAACTTTCGTTTTAGATAGCCTAGTGCGCTGGTGTATAGAGTTGGATTGTTGGATTTTACAGTTTCGACAAAAGCTGTTTTTTCAACTAATGATGTTTTCATG